CGACCGGCTCCTGATGAAGCTGGAGAGTACCATGGCAAGAAACCCGAACATGACACCGCAAGATCAAGAGAAGACGGCGCGCGCCGTGACGCAGACGGTGGCGGCTCTCGAGCGCGTGACCGAGCTCGACACCACGCAGGGTAAGGTGCCGGAAACCGATGGAGGCCAGAGCCATGACCGTGCCGAGGCTGACCGGATGCGCCGCGAGATTGCGGAACGTCTTGAACGTCTCAGCGCGAAGTGGCTCGACAATACGGACAAGCCTGAGTGAGTTCTCGGACGCTGAAATTCGCGACCTCTATTTTGACTGGCGAGTGTGGGCGCGTGACGATCAGCTGCCGCCAAGCGAGCATGATACGTGGCGGGTTTGGCTGCTGCTCGGCGGGCGTGGGGCGGGTAAGACGCGGGCGGGGGCGGAGTGGGTGCGGGCGCAGGCGCTCGGGCTTTGGGACGGAGACGCGCGCCGCGCGCGGCGGATTGCGCTCATCGGCGAGACGTTCGCGGATGTGCGCCGCGTGATGATCGAGGGTGCGTCGGGGTTACTTGCAGTGCACGCGGCGAACGAGCGGCCTTTGTTTGAAGCGTCGAACGGGCGGATTGTGTGGCCGAACGGATCGGTGGCGCATGTGTTCTCGGCAGAAGCGCCGGACGCTTTGCGCGGGCCGCAATTTGAATTTGCCTGGTGCGATGAGATCGCGAAGTGGCGCGAGCCGGATCAAGTTTGGGACATGTTGCAGTTTGCGTTGCGGTTGGGACGCTCGCCGCGTGTGTGTGTGACGACCACGCCGCGACCGTTGCCGTTTCTCAAGGCGCTGTTGGCGGATGCGGCGACGGTGACGAAGCGGGCTTCGACGCACGATAACGCGGGCAACTTGGCGCCGGGGTTCGTGACGGAGATGGAGCGGCGGTATCAGGGGTCGGTGCTCGGGCGGCAGGAATTGCTGGGCCAGATCGTCGAGGGCGAGCAGGGCGCGCTGTGGCGGCGCGATTGGATCGAGAGTTCGCGGGCCGGTGTGGTGCCGGATCTGCGGCGGATTGTGGTGGCGGTCGATCCGCCCGTGACGGCGACAAAAAATTCGGATGCGTGCGGGATCGTGGTTGCTGGCGAAGCAGAGGACGGCCACGTGTTCGTTCTCGCCGACGTGACGCTGGAGGGGCGCGAGCCGCACGTGTGGGCGCGGGCGGCGGTGGCGGCGTATCACGCGTATCGCGCCGATCACATTGTGGCTGAGACGAACCAAGGTGGCGATCTCGTGGTCGCGATCTTGAAGCAGATGGATGAAAACGTGCCGGTGCGGAAAGTCGTTGCAACGCGGGGCAAGTGGTTGCGCGCGGAGCCAGTCGCGGCGCTCTATGCGGAGGGGCGCGTGTCGCACGTGGGGCGGCTTGAAAAACTGGAAGCGCAGATGATGGCGTTTGGTGGTGACGGCAGAGTGGGGGGGCGCAGTCCCGACCGGCTCGATGCGCTTGTGTGGGCGCTGACGGATTTGAAACTCACGCCGCTGGCACGGCCGGGATCAGGACTCTTTAGTTTGCGCCTGTCGACTCCCCCGCGGGGAGCCGGCCGCCGGGCGCGTCATTTCGACAACGATTTGAAGGACACAACATGGCCCGATGGACGGACCGGTTCGCTCGGATGTGGGCGGGGCCGCGGCGTGCGCTGCCGGCATTGACGGGAGTGCATTCGGCGGGCGAGGAAAAAGCCTCGCGGGTGGGCGCGGTCATCGCGATGGAGACACTTGGCCGGCCCGTGTGGACGCCGCGCGACTACCAATCGTTCGCGCGTGAAGGCTACATGCAGAACCCGATCGTCTATCGCTCGGTGCGCATGATCGCGGAGGCCTCGGCTTCCATTCCGCTCCTGCTCTATGAAAACGCAGTGGAGCACGAGACGCATCCGCTGCTCGATCTCATCGCACATCCGAACGCGATCCAGACCTCAGTCGATTTCTTCGAAAGCTGGTACGGTTATCTTCTGGTTGCGGGCAACGCCTACGCGGAGGCCGTCGCGGTCAACGATCGTGTGCGCGAACTGCATGCGCTGCGGCCCGACCGGATGACCGTGATCCCCGGCAGTGAAGGCTGGCCGGAGGGGTTCGAGTATACGGCGAACGGGAGACGCGTGCGGTTTGCGGGTGACGCGGAGACGCCGGGCGGGGTGTCACCCATCTTGCACACGAAGCTCTTCCATCCGGCGGACGATCACTACGGCATGAGCCCGATCGAGGCGGCGGCGACGGCGATCGATATTCACAATACGGCGTCGGGCTGGAACAAGGCGCTGCTCGACAACTCGGCACGGCCGTCGGGTGCACTCGTCTATGGCAACGGCGCGGGGCGGCTGACGGCGGAGCAGTTCGAGCGGCTGAAATCGGAACTGGAGACGAGCTTCCAAGGTGCCAAGCACGCGGGCCGTCCGCTGCTGCTCGAAGGCGGGCTCGATTGGAAGCCGTTGTCACTTAGTCCGAAGGACATGGACTTTTTGGCGGCTAAGAACACAGCGGCGCGCGAGATTGCGCTGGCCATCGGCGTGCCCCCGATGCTGCTCGGCATTCCGGGCGACAACACGTATTCGAATTACCAGGAAGCGACGCGCGCGTTCTGGCGGCAGACGGTGCTGCCGCTCGTCACGCGGACGGCGAAGGCGATGAGCGGATGGCTCGGGCCGGCGTTCGGCGGCGGCTTGGAATTGAAACCCGATCTCGACCGGGTGGACGCGCTGGTGCCGGAGCGGGAAGCGTTGTGGGCGCGGCTCAATGCGGCAAGTTTCTTGACGCTGAACGAGAAGCGAGAAGCGGCGGGATATACGCCGCTGGACGACGGGAAGGAGGAACGTAGCCGCCCTTTCGAAGTGGCGCGTCCGGCGAGATTCAACGACTCCTAAAATACCGCACCGATCAGCCGCGTGTTCCGCGCGGCCAGCCGGACGGCGGGCAGTGGGTGGATGAGGGGCTGTCGGGAGAAGACCGGCGGGTCATTTCCGACGCGACACCGGACAACTGGTGGAAACCGGGAACGCAGCTTGCGCAGAACGATCCGGATCAGCCGCCACGTATCCCAGATCAGCGCCCGACGCGAGGTCGCGATCGCTTTCAGGTCGTAAAGGACGTCGCCAAGTGGCTGCTCAAGCACGGAGGACCACTCAAAAAGCTCGTTGAGGGCGCCAGCTGGCTTATCGAGTTCGAGCCTTACATCTCGGCCTACTTTGATGAACCAAAAACCCTCGACGAGTTACAGAACGGCGTTGCGCTGCCAGCGCGGGGCTATGATATTCATCATGTGGTTGAGAAGACGCCGGCCAGGAACGACGGCTTTCCGCAGGACCTGATCGAGGGACGTGAGAATCTGGTGCGCATTCCGACATTGAAGCATTGGCAAATCAATGGATGGTATAGCACCAAGTCCGACGACTTCGATGGACTGACGCCGAGAGAGTACCTTCGCGGCAAGAGCTGGGAGGAGAAATTGCGAGTGGGGAAGAGGGCGCTTGTGAGGCATGGAGTTCTGAAGCCATGAATCGGGTCGCGCTTGTCGATATGAGTGTCGAGCAACTGGTGGATAGATTCGTCGAAATTGCGTTGGAGCAGCATGAAGCACTGAGGACGGACAAGCTGCGAAAATATAACAAATTGTACGATCGCATGGGAGAGGTCAGACAGGAGCTGAAGTCTCGAAGCGGGGATCAACGCCATGCTCTATCGGGGCTCATGCAACATCCGAACCCACAAGTCCGTCTGAAAGCGGCGATTGCTGTTTTGGCATTGTTTCCCGAGGCAGCAAGGCGGACACTTCAGGATATCGTTGATAGAAAACTGTTCCCGGAGGCGGCCTACGCGGGCAGCATGTTGGACGCAATTGATGAGGGACGATATGTCCCGTCGTAGCTGGGGGTAGTCTCTGGGTGGCGCTGGAGATCGCGCTGGCCATAGGTGTGCCGCCGATGCTGCTCGGCATTCTCGGCGACAACACTTATTCGAATTATAAGGAGGCGACGCTGGCATTCCGGCGGCAGACGGTGTTGCCGCTCGTCAACCGCACGGCGCAGGCGCTGAGCGGCTGGCTCGGGCCGGTGTTCGGCGGCGGGCTTGCACTGAAACCGGACCTAGACGGTGTCGCGGCGCTTGTGCCGGAGCGCGAGGCACTGTGGGCTCGGCTCGAGGGCGTGTCGTTCCCGACGCGCGACGAGAAGCGCGAGGCTGCCGGCTATCCGCCGGAAGGCGCAACATGAGGGAGACAGTGCAGAAGCTACTTTTTCGTTGGCTTCCGTGTTGACGGCTTGTCCTTCGATTGCCCAGAATTCTGGTTCTTCGAAGGGGATGCAATTTCCCGCGTCGGTGGTGGTGGCGGAGCCTTATGGCCCGTCGGAGGTTTGTCGGGGGCAAAATGAACGTTGTGAAAGATGACACCTCAGATTTGAGCGAGGTTCTAGCGACCGCACACGAATCACTCACTGAAGAGATCATACGCCAAGCAGAGTGCTATCTCGACTGCCAAATGATTACGGCCATCGCGGCCGATCAGAGGGCGACTTCATTTGCAGCAGTAATGGCAGGAGCAATAGCTTTGTTGTCCGGTGGTGCCGGCGCAGTTCTCTCTGCAACAGACGAAAGCGCACTCATGTTTCTTGGTTTTGTGCCCTGCGTAATTCTTTTTGCGTTTGCGATGCTTAGAGCATTTGCCGCCGCTGAGCCGTGTGACTTCGAGTACAGAGGGAACGACCCTAAAGGTTGGGTAAACGACATCAAATTAGGAAAAACCAGGGCTTTGTCTCTCGCCGAACAAGCTGCTCATTTTTCGGTCAGTATCGCGAAAAATAGCAAAGTTATGGATGAAAGCATGGCTGCCATGAAGCAAGCAATGAAGTTTCCGAAGTACGGTGTGTGGTCAGCAGGTATTGCTGCGGTCCTTGCAGCTGTCGCGAAGTTTTCAGTTTGATTTCGCGCTCACACTGCATTCGCTGCAAATAACCCGGGACAATATAATGACGATGCAAAATGAGTTCGGCCAAGCGCCCGAACTCAAGTTCACCGCGCTTGACCTCACGGAGGCCGACACGAGCGGTGTGTTCGAGGGGTATGCGAGTTTGTTTGACCGGGAGGACCTGGCGCGGGATGTGATCTTAGCCGGCGCCTTCCGGCAGAGCTTGTCGGAGCGGGGCGCGCAAGGGGTGCGGATGCTCTATCAGCACGATCCTGCGCATCCGATCGGGGTGTGGGAGCGGATCGAGGAAGATGCGCTCGGTCTTCGTGTGCGCGGGCGGCTCACGCTGGAGACGGAGAAGGCGCGGGACGTTTTGCATCTGATGCGGGCGGGCGCCATCGATGGGCTGTCGATTGGCTTCAAGGCGAAGCGGACGCGGCGCGAACAACGCTCCGGCATCCGGCGCATTTTGGAATTGGAACTCTGGGAAATCTCGATCGTGACCTTTCCCATGATGCCGGGCGCCAGGGTGCATGGCGTCAAGTGTTCGCCGTTCGGGGGCGCGTTGCCCACAGAGCGGCAATTCGAGCGGTGGCTTGTGCGGGATGCCGGGTTCACACGCGCGGAGGCCCGGTCGCTGATGCGGCAGGGATTTGGCGGTCTGAAGTCCCGGCGGGATGCGGGCACGGACGCACACGATGAGACGGCAGAAACGTCGGCGGTGATCCGCCGGATGACTGCGCTCATCAAGTCTGTAACCCCATGACAAGGATGAAACGAGATGGATGCTATTGAAACGAAGGCTGGGATCGGCCGGGATATGGATGAGCTCATGCAGGCCTTCGAGGTCTTCAAGGAGACCAACGATCGCCGGCTGACGGAGATCGAGCGGCGTGGTTCGGACGACGTCGTGACGGCGGAGAAGCTGGCCCGCATCGAGAAGACGATGGATGGGATCGCGCTGAAGCAGGCGCGGGTGCCGCTGGGCGAGACCGGTTCGCAGAAGCCGGTGGCGGAACTGGCGCATAAGTCGGCGTTCGACGGGTACGTGCGCAAGGGCGAGACGGCGAACCTCACAGCGCTGGAGCAGAAGGCTCTGTCGGTTGGCGTCGACGCTGACGGCGGTTATCTCGTGCCGAAGGAGACTGAGCGCGCGGTCAACACGGCCTTGAAGACCGTGTCGCCGATCCGGTCTATTGCCGGTATCCGCCAGGTGTCGGGATCGGTTTACAAGGTGCCGTTTGCGACGACGGGTGCGGCGACCGGCTGGGTTGGCGAAGCGGCGGTTCGTCCGCAGACCAACACGCCGACGCTGGCGGAACTTTCGTTCCCGACGATGGAACTCTACGCGATGCCGGCGGCGACGCAGGCGATCCTCGATGACAGTGCGGTCGATATCGATGCGTGGCTGGCGGAGGAAGTGCGCGTGGCCTTCGCGCAGCAGGAAGGCACCGCCTTCGTGACGGGTGATGGTGTCAACAAGCCGAAGGGCTTCTTGACCTATCCGACGGTGGCGAATGCGTCGTGGACGTGGGGCAACGTCGGTTTCGTGACGTCGGGTGCGGCGGGTGCGTTTCCGGCGGCGAATGCGGCCGACCGGCTGATCGATCTCGCCTATGCGGTGAAGGGCACGTACCGCGCGAATGGGTCGTTCGTGATGAACCGCTCCACGCTCGCCACGGTGCGCAAGATGAAGGACGCCGATGGCGCCTACATCTGGCAGCCGTCGGGTGAAGCGGGCCAGCCGTCAACGCTGCTCGGATATTCGGTGGTGGAAGCCGAAGACATGCCGAACATCGCTGCCAACAGTCTGTCGATCGCGTTTGGTGATTTTGCCAGCGGCTATCTGATCGTCGACCGGGTCGGTATTCGCGTGTTGCGCGATCCGTATTCCTCCAAGCCCTACGTCTTGTTCTACACGACCAAGCGCGTCGGTGGCGGCATCAAGGACTTCGACGCGATCAAGCTGATGCAGTTCTCGGTTTAGTCGCTGGTTGTTGTCGCTCACGCCGGCTGTTCCGAGCGCTCGCGCGCTCGGGCCGGCTCCGCGGGGGCGCGGCCTGATGCTGGCCCACACTCGGCAAGCCGGCGTGGGGCTTGCCGCGGGTCGCCTTGCTCCACGGACCTTCGGTCCGAAGTGGTGAGGTGAGCCGCGGCGCACGCTTGTGCGCTCGCGCACGGTCGCGCCGCTGCTGTGGGTGAGTTGGGCGTCGGCGAAGAAATCCCCTCTCCCCGCAATGCGTCAGCGTTACGGGGAGAGGGGGATCAATTCCGGGCGGGGTGCTCCTCCTCTCGCGCGGATGAGCGGGATCGTTGCCGGGCAAGCCGGTGGCGGTCCCGTTTTTTTTGGGGGGATGGCGTGAAGAGGAGTGTGGGATGGCATTGGTGTATCGCAGTGGACCGGCGGTGGAGCCGGTGTCGCTTGCCGAGGCGAAGGCGCATTTGCGGCTGGAGACAAGTGCCGACGATGCGCTGGTGATGAGCCTCATCATCACATCGCGGCTGCATATCGAGGCGGCGCTTGGTTTAGCGTTGACATCGCAGGAGTGGACGCTGGTGCTCGATGCGTGGCCGGCCACGGGCGTGGTGATTATTCCGATACGGCCGGTTTCGGGGCTAAGCGCGGTGCGGGTGCGTGCGGCGGATGGGTCGCCGGTGGTGGTCGATCCGGGAACTTATGTTTTAGACGGTGCGGGCGTGCCGCCGAGGCTGGTGTCGGTCAGCGGGGCTTGGCCAAATCCCCAGCGGGTGGCGGCGGGCATCGAGATCGATTTCACGGCGGGGTTCGGGGCCACGGCGGCGTCGGTGCCGGATCCGATCCGTCACGCGCTGAAGCTGCTGGTGGCGCATTGGTATGAGCACCGCGATCCCATCGAGATCGGCGATCCTGGGACAGCCATTCCGGCGGCGGTGTCGGACCTCTTGAAGCCTTATGCGGTGGTGCGGCTGTGAGCGTCGTGACGTTGGCGGCCATGCGCGAGCGCGTGGCGTTGGAAGAGCCAGTTGCGGTTGCCGATGGCGCCGGCGGTTCGATTGTGTCGTGGGTTGAGGTGGCCGAGGTTTGGGCGGCGGTGCGGCCGCGCGCGGGCAGCGAAGGCGCGGAAGCGGGCGGGATTGGCGGGCGTGTGACACACGACATCACGATCCGGTTTCGAGATGGCGTGGCGGCGCCGCGCAGGTTCCGGTTGGGCGCGCGGCGGTTCGACATCAAGGCGGTGATCGACGTGGAGAACGCGCATCGCTTCCTCAGGTGTCTTGTCGAGGAGCGGGTGGCATGAAGACGGCCGTGAGAGTGACGATGGGATTGTTCGCAGGGGCCGTGCGGCGGGTGACGCAGCGCATTGCTGAGCGGGTGGTGGTCAAGCCGCGACCGGTACGAGGAGTTGAGAGTAAGGAGCCCGAGCAATGAGTAGCGTCAGCTTGGAATTGCAAAAGGCGCTGTTTCAGACGCTGGCGGGAGATAGTGCGCTGTTGGCGCTGCTGGGGGACCAGCGGATCTACAACGATGTGCCGCGCGGGGCGGCGCTGCCCTACGTGACGCTGGGTGAGAGCACGGTGCGGGATTGGAGCACGGGCAGCGACGATGGACATGAGCATTTGCTGACCATCTCCGTGTGGTCGCGGGCGAATGGCGAGCGCGAGGTGCATCAGATTTTGGCTGCGGTCGAGGCGGTGTTGGACGATGCGGCGCTGACGGTCGCGGGCGCGCGGCTGGTCAACTTACGGCACGAATTTTCCGAAATCCGCCGCGATGCGGATGGGGAGACCTCGCGTGGGCTGATGCGGCTCAGGGCGGTGACGGAAGCCGTCTAAATTTAAGTTTTTCAGAGCAAAGGACACAACATGGCGGCGCAGAAGGGCAAGGACCTGCTGTTGAGGGTGGACAGTACGGGGACCGGCGTTTTCACGACGATCGCGGGGCTTCGCTCGCGCGCGATCGCGTTCAACGCGGAGACGGTGGACATCACGCATCAAGAGAGTGCAGGCCAGTGGCGGGAGTTGCTGGGCGGTGCGGGCGTCAAGTCTGTGCGGTTAACGGGGGCTGGCATCTTCAAGGACCAGGTGTCGGATGAACTCGTGCGCAGCTACGTCTTTAACGGGACGATCCGCGACTGGCAGGTGGTGGTGCCGGATTTTGGCACCATCGAAGCGCCGTTCCAGATCACGTCGTTTGAGCTCACCGGCCGGCATGATGGGGAAGTGGCGTTCGAGATCAGTGTGGAGAGTGCCGGCGAAGTGACGTTCGCGGTGCTTTGATTTGTTCGGCGCTTGCGCCGGGCCGCCTTGCGGCCTGGCCGAGCGGTCGCTCGGCGGAAGATTTGGAGGACCAGATGGTCAATCTGCATCGGGGTGAGATCGAGGCTGTGTTGGACGGGAAACCGTACCGGCTGTGCCTGACGCTGGGGGCGCTGGCGGAACTGGAAAGCGCGTTCGGCGACGAGGACATGCTGGCACTCGCCACGCGGTTCGAGACGGGGCGCATTTCGGCGCGCGATTGCGTGCGCATTATTGGGGCTGGTTTGCGTGGGGCGGGGCATGAGGTTGCCAATGACGCGGTCGCTCGAATGGCGAGCGAAGGCGGGGCTGCGGGCTACGTCGAGATCGTGGCGCGGCTGCTGAATGCAACATTCGCGGGGCAGGCGAACGGCTCGGCGAAGGCGGAGGGCGAGGGTGAGCGCGGCCCTTTCCCTGGGACGACGTGATGGCGGCGGGACTTGGCGTGCTGGGTCTGGCGCCGAACGTGTTCTGGGCCATGACGCCGCGCGAGTTCGATGCGGCCTTGCGTGGACGATTGGGTGGCGCGCGTGACGGCGGCGCACTGAGCCGAGCGGATCTCGCGGCGCTGATGCAGCAGTTTCCGGATGGGATGGATGACGCATGAACGACTTTGGCGAGACGACCGAGGTTTGGACCGTTGAGGTCGATGCGGATACCTCTGCGCTGCAGACGGAATTGCGGGCGGCGGCATCGCTGGGGCGGCAGTTTTCCAGTTCTCTGATCGGTGCGTTCGAGGGCATCGCGATCAAGGGGCGGTCGGTCGCGGATGTGTTGAAGGGTCTGGCGCTGCGGCTGTCCGATCTCGTGTTGAAGGCTGCGTTCAAACCGCTGGAGCAGGGGTTTGGCAACGTGCTCTCGGGGCTCGTGTCGGGTGGGTTCGGGTTTGCGAAGGGTGGCGCATTCCAGGGCGGGATGCCGGTGCCGTTCGCCAATGGCGGGGTGATTCAGAGCCCGATCGCATTTCCGTTGGGGTCAGGGCGGATTGGCATCGCGGGCGAGCGCGGGGCGGAGGCGATCATGCCGTTGTCGCGCGGGCCCGATGGCCGGCTCGGCGTGGCTGCGCCGCGCGGGCAGGGCATGCAGGTGACGTTCAACGTGACGGCCACGGATGCGGACAGCTTCCGGCGCTCGGAAGCGCAGCTCTCGGCGATGCTGGCGCGTGCGGCGGCGCTGGGTCAGCGCAATCTTTAAATCAAAGCGAGGCGCGTTATGAGTTTTCACGAGGTGCGCTTTCCGACCGCCATTTCGCGCGGGGCGCAGGGCGGGCCGGAACGGCGCACGGATGTCGTGGTGCTGGGATCGGGTCACGAAGAGCGTAACGCGCGCTGGGCGGATAGCCGCCGGACCTACAACGCGGGCTATGGCGTCAAGTCGCTCGATGACCTTCATGCGGTGATCGCATTTTTCGAGGAGCGGCGCGGGCGGCTCAATGGGTTTCGCTGGCGGGATCATCTCGATTTTAGATCGGGAGCACCGCAGCAGGCCGTGACGGCTTTCGATCAGACGATCGGCACGGGGACGGGGGCGCTGGCGACCTTTCAACTTGTGAAGACGTATGGATCGGCGTTCGCGCCGTGGGTGCGCGAGATCAAGAAGCCGGTTACGGGAACAGTGCGGGTATCTGTTGCGGGCGTGGAGAAGGCGCTGGGCACGCAGTTCACGTTGGATGCGGCGACGGGCGTTGTGTCGTTTCTCGCGGGGCATGTGCCGGCGGCGGGGCAGACGGTGACGGCAGGGTTCGAATTCGACGTTCCGGTGCGGTTCGATGCGGACCGGCTGGAGATTTCGCTGTCGGGATTCCAGCACGGGGCTATTCCCAACATTCCCATTGTCGAGGTGCGCCGATGAGGACGCTGCCGGCGGGGCTGGCCGCGCATCTAGAGACGGGCACCACGACGCTGTGCTGGTGTTGGCGGCTGACGCGGCGAGATGGGGTGCGTCAGGGTTTTACCGATCACGACCGCGATCTTGTTTTTGATGGCACGACGTTCGAAGCGGCGGCCGGGTTCGAGGCGAGCGAGGTGCGCGAGAGTTTGGGGCTGGCCGTCGACAATCTGGAGATCACGGGTGCGCTGTCGTCGGCGGCTCTGGATGATGCCGATTTGGAAGCCGGGATCTACGACGATGCGGAGGTGGAGATTTTTCGTGTCAACTGGGCCGACGTATCGCTGCGGGTGTTGATGCGATCAGGAACGTTGGGCGAAGTGAAGCGGGCTGGACCGGCGTTTTCGGCGGAGGTGCGGGGGCTATCGCACTATCTGCAGCAGCCGAAGGGGCGGCTCTTTCAATACACGTGCGATGCGGATTTGGGCGATGCGCGCTGCGGTGTGGCTTTGACGGGACCGGCGTTCACGGGAACGGGCGTGGTGACGGCTGTGACGTCGGAGCGCGTGTTTGCGGCTTCGGGTTTGGGATCGTATGGCAACGATTGGTTCACGCGCGGGCTGGTGACATTCACCTCGGGCGCGGCGGCGGGTCAGAAAATCGAAGTGCGGCGGCATACGCGCAACGGGAGCGTTGTCTCGTTCGACCTGTGGCAGCCGGTGCGGGCGCCGTTGACTGCGGGCATGATGTTCAACGTGACGGCAGGTTGTGACAAGACGCACGCGACGTGCCGGGCCAAGTTTTCCAACATTACGAATTTTCGTGGTTTTCCGCACATGCCGGGCAATGATTTCCTGACGGCGGTGGCGCGGCCTGGACAGACGTGAGGCCACGATGAGTGCTGAGCGAGGCGGGCGCGTCGTGGTCGCGGCGCGGGCGTGGATTGGTACGCCCTATCATCATCAGGCGAGTGTGCGCGGCGTTGGGGCGGACTGTCTCGGCCTCGTGCGCGGCGTTTTTCGCGAGGTGATGGGGCGGGAGCCCGAAGTGGCGCCGGCCTACTCGCGCGACTGGGGTGAGACGGACGGCATTGAGACGCTGCTCGACGCGGCGGGGCGGCACCTTCTTGCGGTTCCGCTGACTGAGATTGCACCGGGCGATGTGGTCGTGTTCCGTCTGCGGCCGCGCATGGTGGCGAAACACGCTGCGATTATCGCGACGGCTGAAACGATGATCCACGCGATGGAGGGGACGGCCGCATCCGAAGTGGCGTTCTCGGCGTGGTGGCGGCGGCGGCTCGCCGGTGCGTTCCGGTTTCCAGACTGAAATCAGAGGCAATTCTTCATGGCGACTTTGGCGTTGGCGGCAGTGGGTGCGGCGGCGGGCGGTGCGCTGTTGCCCGGCGGAATTTCGCTGCTCGGCGCGACTTTGTCGGGGGCCGCGATTGGATCGCAGATCGGGGCGCTGGCCGGATCTTATGTCGACAATGCGCTGTTTGGCGCGAGCGGCAGCCGGGTTGTGGAAGGGCCGCGGCTAACGACGGTGCATTTGACGTCGTCGACGGAAGGCGCACCCGTGCCGCGGGTTTACGGGCGTGCGCGCGTCGGCGGCCAGGTCATCTGGGCCGACGATATTGTGGAGACGCAGTCATCTTCGTCGTCGGGGGGCGGCGGCAAAGGGATCGGCGGCTCGGCTGGATCGGTGCGGACGGTCGACTACCGCTACGCGGCGAGTTTCGCGGTGGCTTTGTGCGAGGGGGAGATTGCTGGCATCGGCCGTGTGTGGGCGGATGGGCGCGAGCTCGATCTGTCGCGCATCGGGCATCGGCTTCACACGGGTGACGAGGATCAGGCGGCCGATCCGCTGATCAGCGCCAAGCTTGGCGCGGATGCGGCGCCAGCGTTTCGCGGCACGGCGTATATCGTGTTTCAAGATTTGGCACTGGCGGAGTTCGGCAACCGCATCCCGCAATTGTCGTTTGAAGTGGTGCGCGCGGTCGATCGGTTTGGAGAGCACATTCGCGGCGTCGTGATGATCCCGGGGTCGGGCGAGTTCGTCTATTCGACGGAACCGGTGTCGCAGACGTTCGGGCTCGGGCGGTCGCGATCGGAGAATGTGCACACGTTGGCGGGTGAGACCGACTGGCAGGTGGCGGTCGATCAGATGCAGGCGGCCTTGCCAAATGCGTCGGCTGTGTCGCTGGTGGTGAGCTGGTTTGGAACGGATCTACGGGCGGGCGTTTGTGAGCTGAAACCGGGCGTGGAGCGAACGCAGAAAGACACGGCACCCATTGCATGGTCGGTGGCCGGTGTGGGGCGGGCTTCGGCGTATGTGGTCTCAACGCGGGAAGGACGGCCGGCGTATGGCGGCACGCCCTCGGACCAAACGGTGGTGGCGGCGATTGAGGATCTGAAGGCGCGGGGTCTCGACGTTATCCTGACGCCGTTCATCCTGATGGATGTGCCGGAGGGCAATGTGTTGCCCGATCCTTTTGGTGGGGCTGCGCAAGGCGCCTATCCATGGCGCGGGCGGATTACGTGTCATCCGGCGGCAGGGCAGGCCGGAACGGTCGACAAGACGGCTGCGGCTGCGGCGCAAGTGGCAGCGTTCGTTGGGACGGCGGCACCGGCAGACTTTGCGTTGAGCGGGAAGGCGGTCGTCTATACGGGGCCGAACGAGTGGTCGCTGCGGCGCATGGTGCTGCATCAGGCGTATCTGGCGAAGGCGGCGGGTGGCGTTTCGGCCTTTGTTATCGGGTCGGAGATGCGTGGGCTAACGACGGTTCGGTCGTCGGCTGCGGCTTATCCATTCGTTGCGGCGCTTGTTGCGCTGGCGGCGGACGTGAAGACTGTGCTGGGGCCGTCAACGAAGGTGACCTATGCGGCGGACTGGTCGGAGTATTTCGGGCATCAGCCGGGCGATGGGACGGGGGACGTGTTCTTTCATCTCGATCCGCTGTGGGCGTCGGCGGCCATCGATGCAGTAGCGATCGATTGCTATTGGCCGTTGTCGGATTGGCGCGATGAGGCGGCGCATGCGGATGCGCTCGCGGGGTGGCGGTCGATCCATGATCCAGCCTATTTGCGCGCGAACGTGCGCGGGGGCGAGGGGTTTGATTGGTACTATGCGAGTGCCAGTGATCGCGATGCGCAGGTGCGGACGCCGATCACGGATGGGGCGGGCAAGCCGTGGGTGTTCCGTTATAAGGACATCGCGGCGTGGTGGGCGAACGCGCATTACAACCGGCCGGGCGGGGTGGAGAGTGCGACGGCGACAGCGTGGGTGCCGCAATCAAAGCCGTTCTGGCTGACTGAGATTGGGTGTCCAGCCGTTGATAAGGGCGCCAATCAGCCCAACGTGTTCGTGGATCCGAAGAGTTCGGAGAACGCGCTGCCCTATTACTCGCGCGGGCTGCGCGACGATCTCATGCAGCGGCGGACGATCGAGGCGATGATCGCGGCGTTCGATCCGGACGATCCGGAGTTCGTGGCGAGCGACAATCCGGTGTCGGTGGTCTATGGCGGGCGGATGGTGAGTGTTGATCGCATTTTACCCTACTGCTGGGATGCGCGGCCGTATCCGGCGTTTCCCACCGCACTCGATGTTTGGGGTGATGGGACGAATTGGGCTCTGGGGCATTGGCTGAACGGGCGACTGGCCGGGGGCGCGCTCGATCAGACACTCACAGCGTTGCTGCAAGATTTTGGGTTTGAGAGATTTCGCATCGTGGCGATGCCGGGGACGGTGCAGGGGTATGTTGTCGATCGCGTGATGTCGGCGCGGGAGGCCTTGCAGGCGCTGGAGCTGGCCTATTTCTTCGACGTGATGGAGAGTGATGGGGAGATCGCTTTCAGGCCGCGCGGGGACACTGGGGCCGATGCTCAGATTGCGCTGAGCGATCTGGTCGAGACGAAGCCGGGCAGTGCGCTTCTCACGGTGACGCGCGGGCAGGAGACGGATCTACCGGCGAGCGCGAAGGTGACGTACATCGATGCGGAGCGCGACTATCAGCCGGCGGTGGCTGAGGCACGACGGTTGGCGGGTGCGTCGGGACGCGTGTCGCAGGCCGAACTGCCGGTGGTGATGGATGCGCTGTCGGCGCAGCCACTGGCTGAGACGTGGCTATTTGAAAGCTGGGCGATGCGCGAGCGGTTTTCGCTGGCGCTTCCCCCGAGCCGGCTGGCGGTGGAGCCGGGGGATGTTTTGAACGTCGTGAACGGTGCGGCGTCGCGGCGGGTGCGCGTGAGCGAAATTGGCGATCATGGGGCGCGCGAGATCGAGGGGCGGGCTTACGACGCGGACGTGTATCTGGGGTCGCCGGCTGCGGCACGCGAGGCGGTATCGCCGCCGGAGGTTTACGCGGGGCAACCGGCGGCGTTCTTTCTCGATCTGCCGCTGTTGCGTGGAGATGAGCCGGTGGAGGCCGGATACATCGCTGCGTCGCAGAGCCCGTGGCCGGGGAGTGTGGCGATCTACTCGTCGCCAGAGGCGACCGGGTTTGTGCTGCGCGGGGTGGCTTCGGCGCGGGCGACGATGGGTGTCACGACATCGGCGATGGGGCCGGGTCCGCTTGGCGTGTTCGACTTCGGCACGCGGGTGAGCGTCGATGTGGGCGATCGGCAGATGCTCTCGGTCAGCGCGTTGCAGGCCTATGCGGGGGGCAATCTCGCAGCGGTGCGGACGCCAGAGGGTGAATGGGAGGTGTTTCAATTCCTCACCGCCAGGCTTGTTTCGCCCGGCGTTTATGAGTTGAGCGGTCTGTTGCGGGGGCAGGCGGGGAGCGAGCATGCGATCAGAACGCCGCTCGCGGCTGGGGCGCCGTTTGTGCTGCTGGATGAGAGCGTCGTGCGGCTGCCGCTGACGGCGGCGGATGTGGGGCTGGCGCTCAATTGGCGCTATGGACCGGGGACGCGGGATGTGGGTGATGCGTCGTATGTGGCGCTGACGCATGCGTTTGAAGGTGTTGGCGCGCGGCCGTATGCGCCGGCGCATGTGCGGGGAACGCGGGCCGGCGGCGATCTCACAGTGTCGTGGATCCGACGGACGCGGAGTGGCGGCGACAATTGGACGGAGAACGAGGTGCCGCTGTCGGAACTCTCCGAGCGGTATGAGGTCGATGTGCTCGATGGGGCGGTCGTGCGGCGGACGCTGAGCGCCACAGTTCCGTCGGTCGTGTATGGCGCGGCGGAACAGGTCGCTGATTTCGGCTCGGTGCAGGCGGCGGTGAGCGTGCGGGTTTACCAGTTGAGCGGCAATGGCAGCCGGGGCTCGGCGCGCGCGGCGATCGTGTGAGGTTTCATAATGGCGATGCAGGATCAGCCGCCGTGGCTTGCCGCGGCGTGGCGGGAGCTTGGGCAAAAGGAGATCGCGGGCAGCGCTGATAATGCGCGGATAGTCAGCTATTTCCGCGAGGCGGGGCACGCCGCCGTTAGGGATGACGAGACGGCGTGGTGCGCGGCATTTTTGGGAGCGATTCTGGAGCGGGCCGGGCGGCGCTCGACCCGGTCGTTGAGGGCCCGATCGTATGTGGCGTGGGGTGCGCCGCTCGAGCAGGCACGGTTCGGCGCGG